GGGCATACCGTATACCTATACAATTCGACCAGCAATGGTTACACAGGGTGGTAGTCATGCTTCTCCCAGTACACATGGTTGGGGTACAGGTCCACGCTTTCCGTTAGTGCCAACATTTGGTTTTGGTAATAATACAAGTAGACAAGCCCTTGCAGGAACAAGTGTAGCAGTACTCGGTGCTGTAACTTCTACTTTGAGCGCATTTCAATCTTCACCAAACCATAATTCAGATAGCGGTGTAGGTTCTTATTCTGCTGGTACATTTAATAGAGAAATATGGTATCAATGGGGAATTAATAATGCTAATGATGTGGGTGGCATAAAAGGGTTATTCCTGAAAACAAGTATGGGTGCATATCAAATGACATTTGATATTGTTATACCAAAAGTATTTGGTGAAGTCTTTACGTTTTACCATAACTTTAGTTGGAATAGAAAGAATACTTGGATATGAGTGTACCAATTAACCAGGGCGGTAGTTATATGTCTTCTGCTTTGATGGAAGCAGAATATTATATTCCTGATAATCAGGAAGGTGGGCTCACAGAATCAAGAGAGAAGGGCGGTATAGGCCTCAGTGACCCTTCTGCAGGATTGTGGTACCAAAACTGGGTAGCAACATATAATGGCGCTACAAGCAATGTAGAGATTGAGGCACCTAATTCACCTATTAGTACGTTATTTAATCAACCCAATCTGACAGAGCTTTCTTTAGCATTTGATCAGAATATGAAACCTTTTATTGCTTTTGTTGAATCTAATATTGCCAAATTTTGGTGGTACGATACAGATATAGAAAATACTACAATCTCTACTTTACCTGCAGGCTCTTTAACACCAAGATGTTGTTTAGACGATAAACGATTACATAGAGATGGAACATCTGATATTATTCTTTGCTATATACATAATGGCGCCCTAAAGAAAAGAATACAACGCGAGAGGTACACAATCGAGTATACTGTTGTTGATCCATTCATACATCCTGTAACATTACAGGCAGCATTCCTTAAGAAAGTGGGTATGAATAAGATCAGCCGGCTTCAATGGACAGGCCAATTAGCAGTCCAATGAATATATAGGTAATATGATGCCAGAAAATGACAATAATGAATTTAATGAGTTTGAAATAGAAAGAGACTCACAAGAACTTCCAAAATTAACTGATTGGGATAATGAACCCACAGTTATGCAGTTAAAGAAGGATCTTGAAGAGGCTACACCACATCATGAGACACACGTATCTAACGTTAATAAATGGTTGGATAATTTAAATGTCACAGGATCGGCTAAGATTGTTAAAGTTAAAGGCCGTTCTACTATTGTTCCCAAACTCATACGTAAACAAGCTGAATGGCGTTATTCTGCTCTTTCTGAAGCATTTCTTAGCGATGAAAATATATTTAAAACGGATCCTGTATCATGGGAAGATAAAGATGCGGCTATCCAAAACGGACTCGTACTTAATAACCAATTTAATACAAAATTAGACAAAGTAGCTTTTATAGATGAGTATGTACGTACTGCAGTAGATGAAGGTACTGTTATTGTACGTACAGGTTGGGATTTTAAAGAACAAGAAGTAACTGTTCCTAATGTCAAAGCTAAACGTGTTACTGACCCAGAATTAATAGCCATTATCCAGAAAACCATGGAAATGCTTATTGAAACACCAGAAGGTGCCGAACAAGTTCCTAAAGATCTGTTAGAAATGGTTGAATTATCCAGCAAGATGGGTATACCAGTACAACCTATTACAAAAGGTACTAAAACAGTATTAAGAACTGTTCGCAATCAACCTACCGTTGAAGTATGTGATTTTAGTTCAGTTATATTGGATCCAACATGTAAAGGTGATATCAAGAAAGCTAATTTCGTTATTTTCAAGTTTGAAACAAGTTTGAGCGATTTACGTAAAGAAGATATTTACTCTAACCTTGATGATATAAAAATCGAAAGTAATGCAATACAAAATGAACCTAATCATCATACAGAAGATACTTCTTCGTTTAATTTTACAGATAAACCCAGGAAGAAATTCATTGCGTATGAATATTGGGGTTTCTGGGATAAAGATAATAGCGGTGAAACCAAGCCTATAGTGGGTACTTGGGTGGGGGATACTCTCATTCGTATGGAGGATTCTCCATTCCAGGATGAAGGTATCCCTTTTGTTTCGGTTCAATACTTACCTAAACGAAAAAATGTATACGGAGAACCTGATGGTGAATTACTAGAAGATAATCAAAGGATCTCTGGCGCAGTAACACGTGGAATGATGGATATTCTCGGTAGATCGGCTGCAGGTCAGACAGGAATTCGGAAGGATGCACTTGATGTCACTAATCAACGTAAATATGATTCTGGCATGGATTACTCTTTTAATGCACAAGTTACTGACCCAAAAACAGCCTTCCATACTCATGTATACCCAGAAATCCCACAATCAGCTCAATATATGTTAAATTTACAGAATCTTGAAGCTGAAAGTATGACAGGTGTTAAAGCCTTTGCGGCTACAGGTATTTCAGGTGAAGGTCTTGGTAGATCGGCTACCGCGGCAAGAAGTGCCTTAGATGCAGCTAGTAAACGTGAATTAGGTATTCTTCGTAGATTGGCTAAGGGTGTAACTGAAATCGGACGTAAAGTTATGTCCATGAATGGTGATCTACTTTCCGATGAGGAAATAGTTCGTATTACAAATGAAGAGTTTATTACGATTAAGCGTGATGATTTAGCTGGACGTGTAGATATCAAACTTCATATCAGCACAGCTGAAACTGATGATGCTAAAGCGCAAGAATTGGCATTCATGTTACAAACGATGGGTAACAGTATGCCGTTTGAAATGTCGCAAATAGTACTTGAAGATATCGCCAGATTGCGTAAAATGCCAGAGTTAGCTAAAAGAATTAAAGAATTTACTCCAGAACCTGATCCATTAGCAGTACGTTTACAGGAACTGGAAGTAGATAAGTTGGAAGCAGAGATTCGGAAGTTAAATTCCGAAGCGTTAGAGAATGAAGCTGAAGCTAATTTGGATCGTGCGAAAGCACGAGACACAGGAGCTTCAGCGGATCAAAAGGATTTGGATTTTGTTGAGCAAGAGAGTGGTGTGACACATGCACGTAATCTCCAGCAAGACGGTGCCCAAGCAGAAGCGAATCTTACTAGAGATATCGTTAAGGAAACTCTGAAAGGCGGCAATGACGGCAATAATGCCACAACCCCCTAATCTATGAGGTAGAATAAAATGAACCACGAAAATCAATTGGAACAAGTCGAACTTGGTATAAAAGAAGCAGAAGAAATGATAGAACTTGCAGATTCGTTACAACGCCTGCATAATAATAAGGACTTTAAGATAGTAATAACAAATGGTTATTTTGTAGAAGAGGCTAGACGAGCAGTATTACTCAAGTCTGATCCAGAAATGCAAAGTAACGAACACCAAAAACAAGTAGATAATATTATACTTAGTGTTGGCGGGTTATACGCATATTTTAACAAGACATACCAAATGGGTAATATGGCCCAAAGAAGTCTTGAGGATAATGAGCAAACTCGCAGTGAAATTCTCCAAGAACAACTTGGTGAGGATACAATACAATGAGTACCGATAATAAAAAAATAAACCTGGCAGAACTGTCAGATGACGAAATTATGAACCTTGATCCTTCTGAGTTGCCAGAAGAAGAAGAAGAAAAAGAAGAACATATTGACGGCGACAATAAGAACAAGGATAATAAAGACGATAAAGATGAATCTCCAAAGCCGGGTGATGACCCGGATGGAGACCAGTCCGCAGACGACGACGACAGTGGTGACGACGATTCTGATGATACGGATGGTGCCGACTCAGAAGACGATCCCCCAGCAGGCGACGACGATGGTGCGGGTGATACCTCTGGAGATGAGTCCGGTGGAGACGGCAATGATGGAGATGGCTCTGATGAGTCTGGTAAGGGATCTGAAGACGACCAATCTTCAGACGACGAACCCGGTAAAGAAGAGAAGGATCCAACAACCGATAAAACGGACTACAAAGCAGAGTTAGCCAAGGTTTTGGCGCCTTTTAAGGCTGCAAAGCGAAATATCACGGTCAATACGATCGCAGATGCTCGCAGATTAATGCAGATGGGTGTGGACTATTCTCGCAAGATGGAAGCGATGAAACCATATCAAAGGGTGTTAAAAACATTGGAACGAAATAACCTTCTCGATATTGAAAAGGTTAATTTCCTGATTGATTTGGATAAGAAAAACCCGGATGCAATCAGAAAATTCCTTAAGGACAGTGAAATTGATCCTATGGATCTAGACCTTAAGGACGATATCGATTACCGGCCCAATGATCACATGGTTGGTGATAACGAACTGGCTCTCGACTCTGTCATTGATGACATTCGAGGCACGGATGCATTTGACCGTACAGTTGACGTAATCACAAATCAGTGGGACACGGCAAGTAGGCGTATATTGCTGGACAACCCGGATGTTATTCGGTTTATCAATGATCATGTTGATGCAGGAATTTATGACATGATTGCTGATCGCTTAGCAAATGAGCGTATATTCGGACAACATAAGGGCCTGTCTGACCTGGAAGCGTATAAAGCGGTAGGTGATGCAATGCATAAGGAAGGCAAGTTTGAAAAGCCAGCTCCAAATGGAACATCACTTAATGGCGATGACAGCCAGGACTCGCAGGATCTTAACGGATCAGATGATTCAACCGAAAAAGATCGGAAGAATCGAAGAAAAGCTGCAAGTTCCACTAAAGGAAATGCAACTACAGGGAAGAAAGCGCCGAATTTCTTAGCTATGACGGATGAAGAAATTGAGAACTTCGACATTAATTCCTTGTAATCACTTAAACGTTTACTAGGAGAAATATATGCCTTTTGAAAGTCCACAAACTTATGGTGCCCCACCGGGTACTCCGTCCAGTGCTGGTCCACAGATTCGCACTGATTATTATAAACGCAAAGCATTGGTCGAAGCGTCCAAGGAAATGTACTTCGGTCAGTTGGCTGATGTAACCGCTATGCCGAAAAATTTCGGTAAGACCATTAAGCTTTATCACTACATGCCTATTCTGGATGATCGAAATCAGAATGACCAGGGTATTGATGCTAGTGGTGTTAGCACAGCTGCTGCTTTTGTTGCTAATGTAACTCTCACCAAACAAGTCATTATACTTGTAGCTCCGGCTGCTGATGGCGGTGGGTCTTTCTATTTTGAAAGTGTAGTTACTGCGGCTGACCACGCAACTGCCATTGCCTTGGCTGATGATATCTCCGAAGGTAAGGTATGGGCATGGGCAATCCAGCAAGGTTACGTTGCATCTTCTACGCTTGATTATGCAGCTACGAAGACCGCTCTCGAAGCCGCTGGTTGGACTGTAACGGCCCAAAATAGCGGTGACGAATACGAGAACTACGGTAACCTGTATGGTTCAAGCAAAGACGTTGGCGTTATTGCTTCCAAGATTCCGGCTCTGTCCGAGACTGGTGGCCGCGTTAATCGTGTTGGCATGAAGCGTATTGAGCTGAGTGGTTCACTGGAGAAGTTCGGCTTCTTCGATGAATATACACAGGAATCTCTTGACTTCGATACGGATGCAGATTTGCTTCAGCATCTTACTACCGAATCTGTCAAGGCTGCAAACGAAATCACGGAAGACCAGTTGCAAATCGATTTGCTGAATGGTGCCGGCGTTGTTCGTTTTGCTGGCGATGCAACTTCAACTGCTACGCTTGGCGGTTCTACCGCTGCTGCTAATGCAGAAGATGTAGTTGTATACGATGATCTCATCAAGCTCGGTATCGAGTTGGATAATAACCGCACTCCCAAGAACACTAAGGTAATCACCGGTTCCCGGATGATTGATACCAAGGTGGTCAATGCGGCTCGTTATGCCTATATCGGTTCTGAACTGCAACCTGCTCTAATGCGTATGACTGATTACCACAGTGAGAGAGCCTTCTTGCCTGTGGCACAGTATGGTGCAGCTACCACGATTGCTCGTGGTGAGTTTGGCGCAGTTGGTGACTTCAGGTTCATCGTTGTTCCTGAAATGATGCATTGGCGTGCTGCTGGTGCAGCTGTTGGTGCAACCGCTGATGAGGTTGTTAACTGGTCTGTTGATCAGGCTACTGCGGCTGCTAAGGTCAACGTGTATCCAATCCTGGTTGTTGGTGATGGTTCCTTTACGACTATTGGTTTCCAGACTGATGGTAAAACTGTGAAGTTCAAGATCACTCACAAACGGCCCGGCAGAGATGTTGCTGATCGCAATGACCCGTATGGCGAGGTTGGGTTCTACTCAATCAAGTGGTACTATGGCTTCATGCTACTGCGTCCTGAACGCTTGGCAGTACTGAAGACGGTTGCTACTCTTTAAGAGTAACAACAACCCGGTTAGCCCCCATGTGGGGGCTAACCTTTCACGCAAGGATGCAATTAATACTTTACTAACCATAGGATATCGATATGACAAATACACAAACAAAATTACAAATAATTCGTGAACAAGCTGATAGTTTAGGCGTTTCATACCACCACCGCGCAGGTGTCGACAAGATTCAAAGTCTTATCGATCATTATCTTGTAGCACAAAATAATTTAAATGTGACAGATGAAGAAAAACCTACACCAACTGTAGAATCTACACTCAGTAAAAAAGATAGACTTCTTGCAAAACCCGTAATACCGATGGCTCCCGAGAAGTTTAAACAACAACGTTTATCAGAAGCGCGTAGATATGTAGGTAGGCTTGTTCGTTGCAGGATCCAGAACATGAATCCAAACAAGAAGGACTGGCCTGGTGAGATTATATCTACTGGTTCAGCAAAACTTGGAACATTCAAAAAGTATGTACCTTTTAATTCTGGAGAACCGTACCATATTCCTCAAATTATATTTGATGTAATGAGTGAAAAGAAATGTAGTGTCTTTTATAATGAAAAAAATTCATACGGGCATCAAACAAGGCGAAGTCGTTTAATCAATGAATATGTACTCGAAATATTACCATCATTGACTCCAGAAGAATTGTCAGATCTTGGTCGCACACAAGCATTAGCAGCGGGACAAGGCGCGTAAAAATGACTACAATTACTCCAACTTTCCCTCAGTACACTAACCTTGCCTTAAAGGAAGGTTTGTTTGACCAATTGATGGCTACTGTTAAGCATCACTTGGAATTAGAATATGATGCACACCGTTTACGTGGAGATAATTACTCTAAAGTGTACTTGGGATCGATGGAGGCCGTCATGGCGAATACTACCCAGTATTTACTGGGTATTCTTCTGATTGATGAACGTAGAGATAAATTAATTGCAGATACGAATCTTGTAAATATAGAAACAGATAAAGCTGAGTTTGAACTCAATACACTATTCCCATTACAGGCTACTAAACTTCAATCTGAAATTAATTTACTTGATGCTCAGAAAATACTAACTGATGCTCAAAAACTTAAGGTTGATAAAGAAGTAGAATTCCTAACTCAGAAAATTGTTACTGAACTAGCAAATGTTGATGGTACAGGTGTAACTTCTGATAGTATTATTGGCCGGCAAGTAGCCTTATTGCTTGCCCAAAAACTCGGTTTTGCTGGAGACATTGAAACTAAGACTGCCAAATTGCATGCAGATTATGCAGCTGTATTCCAATCAGTACAAGAAGTACCAGAAGATGTCCTTCTCAATGTGGATGCACAAACTGCTATTACGCTTGCATTAGCCACAGCTACTACAATAAAGTCGGCTTGATATGGTATGGGCCTTTTTAGTAGTTCCACTGAATATTTTGCATATGCAGGTTCGAGTGACTTATTTGAAGAAGATGAAAGACCTGATACTGTAAAGGCATTAATGCTTCAAGCTACTATTGGCAATGAAGTAACAATCAGTGAATCCATCAAGTTAGCATTACAAACAGATATGTATGCACGTGCGCGTAGTATGATTCGCTACGCTTTACGTTCATTTGTTCGTGGACTACCAGAAACAAACGCAACTCGAGTAATAGTTACTATTGAGGCAATTGACGCCGCAATTGAATCAGAACTTGGAGTACCTGTTTCAGTGCGTTGGCAAGTTTCTGGACCTTTAAATGAAGATTTCCATATTGATCGACATCTAAAAGAAAATTATTTAAATCCAGTATTCTTTCCCTGGCCTGAAGGGGATCCTGTGGATCCTACATGGGATGAGAATAGGGATATAATTGAAATACCTGTTATTAATCCTGATACCGGTATCTACTACACTACAGACAATAACCCAACGTATAGTAGGGTTTCTCCTTCCTCTCCTATATACTCAATATCATTTCCATATACAGATAATTTAGGGCAACCTGCAGTTTGGGCTATGCCTGGAACTGCTGATTTCACAGTTTTTGATGCAGGCGATTGGGTGCAAGCAAGATACTGGATATTACCAATTGTTCCTGGACAGGAAACATTTTATTGGGTATATGAAATTGGATCAGGCGGGCATCCGGATTTAGATGCAGATATAGAATCAAGAACCATTGAAGGTGAGTACTTACCCGTTGCTATACTTATGCATGATAAAGTTTGGTTTGATGATCCTATTGGTACAGATTTAGAGATTACAACAAATAGGTTATTAAAAAAACTTGCACTTGATGGTACAGAAATTAAAGAAGATTATCTTATACAAAAAGCTGAAGATGACGCATCACAAGATCAGGACAAAAGTAATGCTGAAGAATGGGATTTCTTCATTCATTTTGCTGTACCTATTCATAGCAAAATACGCGGTTCATTAGAGTATTTGTATCATTTCTTTAGGTTAATGAGACCTGCTTCAAATAGTTTCGATTTCTATCAGGCAGGTATAGCAGGCGGCAATACTCCTCTATTTACAGAATTATTAATTACAGAGGGTGATGTAAATGGTTTTAATGTTGAACTCAGATGGCACTATATACACTCAGAAACATTCCCTGGTGAGTTTTTAGTTAATGGTGTTCCACTATTACCACGTCGCATGCATTCTGTACTGGTAGAGCGTACTGCATCTAATGATGCGGCATATAGGGTAGTGTTAGAAGAAATACACGGTACTGGTATCAATATTGGCACATGGAGCGAAGATAATTCCACTGGGTATCACGATTACATCGTTGTTACACAGCAACATCAAGATTCAGCGGGTGTGAAATCATATACACGTGTTATTGTCATGGGCCCCAGTATGGCATATGTTATTAACACATCTGAAGATAGTGGAGATTTTAGATTCAGAAAAGCGTTACCACTATTATTTGGTTTAGAAGAGGAAGAAGACGAATTTAGACTACCAGTACATATTGGAGCTATGAACAATGTTTCTCGTATGCATAGAGAAGAAATGTTATCAGATGCGCTATGTGCTACTGTATTTCTAGTTGAAAGTAGGAAAGTTAAATGGTATCAAACAGGTTTCTTTAAATGGTTAATCATTTTAATTGTTGTAATCATCATAGTGCTTTCATTTCGTTTTGAATTTTTACCTAAATTAGCTGCTTTAGCATCTGCAGCAGTAGGAACTACGGCCGCAGGTTTATGGCTTATATATGTAACTCTAACATTTGCACTAGGTTTTCTTATATCTTTTGCTGGATCTCTTATTGGTGGTAGACTAGGTATACTATTTGTTCTTGTTGGTTCATTGGTGGCAGCACGAGCTAATCCATTTTCTAATCTCAGTGCAAAATGGGGATCATTGACTACAAAAGTAAGTTGGGGATCCGCATTTGAGTTTATAAAAGCAACTGCTCCATTTACAAATTTTGCTATGACTGTAGCCCAGGATATAAGTTTACAGAAACTAGAATCTGATATGCGAGAGTTTCTAAAAACCGCGCGTGAGAAGCAAGATGCACTACAAGATGCGTGGGATGCGCTTGGTCCATTACCAACTTGGCTGGACCCAATGGATCTTATTAGGATACAATCTACTACATACATTGAATCAGCGGATAACTTTATAGAACGAACTTTAAATGCTAATCCAGGCTTATTAGGGTATGATTTGATAAGTAACTTTATAGAAATGGCATTAATACTTCCCGAGGATCAGGGAGATATGAGTATAATACAAGGTGTGTTTAATGATTTTGAACGACAAAGAGGTGCGGCATAATGGCTCACAATAATGCAAATCAATCTAGTAGTGGTTTTGGTCCTATTGATTTTTCGAATCAAGATCAAAGTCATATTGCACAATCTTCTGCAATTAATGCGGGTAATACCGCTGGTATTTTTCCAGAACTTGATGTATTAAACCCAAGTAACCAAACGGGGGGTGGTACTTTTGGGGATTTGGACTTTAGGGGAAAGATTGGTGCTATTGGCACTGGATTTCAAGCCTTTTCATCTTTGGCAAATATTTATGCTGGCTTTAAGGCCATAAAATTACAAAAAGATCAGTTTAAATTTCAAAAGGAAGCATTCAATAAGAATTTTGCAGCTCAAGCAAAAAGTTTTGAAAATGAACTTAGAGATCGCTTTGCCGCACGAAGTGCTTCTGCACAGGTAAATAACAGAGATTTCCAAAGCTTAAGTACTTTTCTTGATCAACGTGCTATTCCTGGTACTTAATACGGAGTTTTGATATGCCAACACCTCTTACTTTCCGTAGTATAAACCTACCAGCGTTTAACACATCTGGGTTGAATGCTGCTTCCTCTGCCTTTGCATCTGCTGGTCAAGGATTTGCAGAACTTACAGATCAATTACGTCGTGATACTGAACGTGAAGATGAATTACGTACTAATGAGGCCATTTCAGCCGCACTGAGTGGTGGACCTAGTATATCAACTGATCGTAGAGTAGATGCTGAAGCTTTACGCTCTTCTGTGGCAGCTAGAGATATTACTAAAAGTGACCTCTCTAGTGCAAAATTGAGTAGAGCTCTTACTGGTATAGAAACTGAGCAAGCACAATTTAACCTTGATAGTGCGCCTGCAAAACTTGATGCTGATTTGAAACAAAAATTGGCTTCTGCTGAGGCTTCTAGATTACGCGGAGACTTTGCATCTTTCCAACTACAATCTGCTGAAGCTGCGGATTTACGTGCAACAAAGTTGCGTGAAGGTAGACTTGGTGCAGAACGTGATTTTGATGCACTTTTTGCTGGACAAGTTAAATTTGAATTAGATCAAGTACCGGGTATAGTTGAGGATTTAAAAAGACAAGGATTCAGTCCCGAAGAAATACGTACTCGTGTTAGGGATATTGCAGCTAATGCTCGTGCAGAAGGTTTTGCAAGAGTTGGTGATCTTATACCCGAATTCTTACAACGTACTAAAACTAAATATGGTCTCACTGATGCGGATTTACAAGGTACCACGGCCAAGCAAATTAGTGATGTTGCATTGCAAGCAAGCGCTACAGAAGCGGCTTCTCGTCAGGTAGATCAAAGAGCTACTGATAAGTTTGTTAGTGGTGTTATACGATCTGCTAGAAATCAAGATATCTCTGGAATAATATTGGATAGTAACGGTAATGCACGTCCTGCTCAAAATAAAGAAGAAAAAGCTGGTAACAAATTAAGCGATACAAAAGGTGATTTATCCGCGGTTATTGCACAACAATTTAATGTTGAATTAGATGATGATCTGGTAGCTGCACAAAGAGTACTAAAAACCGTTGATGGTAATCGATCTGCATTTATACAAGCAGTTAATAACTCTAAAGATGTATCAGAACCTTTACTCGGCTTTGGTGGCGGTAAAACTACAATTGATTGGAAAGCAGCTCAATTGCAAGCTAATATACAAAAAACTGCTCTTACACAATTTGCCAATACATTCAATGATCAAGAACCATTGCGTGGTTTTAGTACTGCTGATGTAGCAGCTGGATTACGAGAAGGAACTGCTGATGTAGATTTTCTTAGTTCGGAAGCTGCAGTAACACCAATAACTACACCTACTGATGATGTATCACCTACTCCACCTGTAAGTCGTGTGGATCAATTTGTTAACACATTACAAGGCGCCCAAAGTAGGTTTGATAATTTAATAAATGATAAATCTTTTACTGGTAGTAGTAAATTACGTAATTTACGTAATAAAGCAACATCTGGTACGGGTACATTAGCTAGTCAAGAAACAGCTTTAAATAGATTCCTTAAGGCATTAGAACAAGCTGAAAGTTCAAGATCTTTACAGGATAGGAATGCAGCAGCTATAGCAGCGGGATTTAGAAGCGCTGTTCAAAAATCAAGAGAAGAACAAGCTGAGATTGCTGATCTTAGAAAAAGACTTGAACAAGAAAGATAATTATAAGGATAAAAAATGAGCACATCATTTGATGCTTTAATGCGCTCTCTGCAGCAAACACAGCAGAGTTTTGGTGAAGCCAGGCAGCGCCGTGTAGAAGACAGTGCTGAACGTAAACGTACTACTATTGATCCTAACTTTGAATCATTTGATCCAGATCTGTATGATGTTACAGATGCGGATACATTGAGACATCGTCGTACGGGCGAAGAAATTCGTATTCAAGGTCCAAAAGGTGAATCACTTGATTCTTTTGAGACACAAGAAAGCACATACTTAAATAACCCACGACGAGCGGAATTTCACAAGCGTGCTTATGCCCAAGCCTTTGGTGTAAAACGCGAAGATGTAACAATAAAAGATCTCACTGAATTGGGTGAAATACAAAAAGAACGTTTGAATAATAGCCTAGAGACTTTACGCGGTGTAGGCCTAAATCGAACAGGTCAAGATCAATTCGGACGTACTCTTGCCACATTGGATGATTTTGGACCACTTGAAGATGCTAAACGTTTGGGTGGTAATGCTAGCTTTTTTGCACCAAGTAATTTTGCTGGACAATTAAGATCCATTGCTTCTGGTGAATTTGGTGAAACAATTGCTCCTCAAGAACGTTCCCTTAAACGTGCTTTGTTGGGTGATCAAGCTGTTAATTTAATAGCTGGCGCTAGTCGTATGGCTAATAGTTTGCTACAAGCTGGATCCGTACTTACAGGTACCAATACAGAAGCTGTAACCAATTTCTTTAATGCAAATAAAGAACGTATTCAAGGTTTCAAAGAAGCGTTATCTAGTGAAGATCAACTATTCCGCGAACGAATGGATGCTAGACGATCGTCTTTGAATCCAGAACTATTTGAATTACGTAAACAGAAAGCTATTGATGCTGGTAAATCTGAAAAACAAGCTGCTATATCTGCTGGTATTGATGAATTTACAGATCGAATAGGGTTCCTTATTGATAACCCTGGTCGAATTTTAGACGCGACCATCGAATCACTGCCTTATATGATAGGTGTAGGTGCAGTTGGTCGTGTTGCAATAAATGCAGCAGTCAAACGTATAGGCGAAAATATATTAAAGCGTACAACAGCTAAATCTGTTGCAACAGGTGTTGCAGAAGCACCTGAAATACTTGCTGCACAAGCTGCTAATATTACTAACCGCTTTCTAGGCAGTAAAACTGGTCAACAAACATTAAACAGAATTGCAACCAATACAGGTACAACAACTGTTGGTTTAACAGAGGGTTTATCTAGCTCTGCTGATGTTTACGACTCTATTGCTAATATGACTGAGGAAGAAGCTTCTCAATCAGAAGAATATCAAGCACTCCGTAAACTGGGTTTAGATCATAAGGAAGCCACTCGCCAACTTGCAGAAACGGCATTTATGGATACCTTGGCTACAGTTACATTAATGGCTGGCGCTGCCGGCCGCCTTACAGGTGCTGCCGCGTTTGAAAGCAAGTTGTTTACTGGATTGGCCAGTGCCCGTAAAGGAGCTAAAACGATTGTACAACAAGTTGACGATGTAGGGGCAGCTGCTACAGCTGTCAAAGCTACTGCTGCTACTGCAGTTCCTCAAAAAACAAAAGTTTTACGTACTGCGGCTAAAGCTGTTGCCACCCCACTGGTAAGAGGTGTTAAACATATTTCAGGGCCCGGTGCTAGAGAAGCTGTAGAAGAAACTATTCAATCTGGCGGTGGAGAGTTTTTATCACAGTTAGCATCATTTGATGCTACTGGCGAACCTATTGGGCCTGGTGTTGGTGCTGCTACAGCTGAAGGTGCTGTTGTAGGTTTTGCATCAGGTGCTGGTGCCAGTGCAGTTACAGATTCTTTGAAAGCAATTGCAAATGCAGCTACAAAACCTCGTAGTAATTCTTCCGGTTTGAAAGAACGTAATAAAGTTGCTCAATCAATCGCTGAAGCTGGCACTATTGTTCCTGGTGGATCCATTTCTGATATTAATAATACACAACCTGCACCTGATACAGATTTTAAGAAATCTTATAACGATATAATTGTAGGTATACAGGAAGAAACTATTCAACCTTTGGAAGCCATTAATAGATTAGTTTTATTCCATGATTTACATATTGCACAGGGTAATACATTTACTCCTGAAGAAGAACAATTACACAAAAAATTACTAGGTATTTATAAAGAAGAACTTGCCAATCGAATGAATGACATTCGTAAAACACCTGAATCAAAATGGACAGACTTAGATCGTGCAGTAATTAATGCAGCTGGTGTATTAGGTATAAAAAAGAAAGCAGATATTGAAGAGTTACCTGAATCTGGTGTTGAAGCCCTCGAGATTTCTGCTGAAATTAATGCACTTGAAAAAGAATCCGAACAACAATTGGCTGAACAAGTAACGAATGCTAATACAGATACTGTACGACAGCGTGCTATTGATGTACATAATGAAAAGTTTTCTGATGCAATAGGTAGTAAGGGCCCTGGTCTTGCGTGGTACAGACGTGAGATGGTAAATACAATGACAGACCCTGATATAGATAGTCGCGATGGTAAATTCCTTGCTTTATCTAAAGATTTAACCAATTTTATTGATACACAAGTTAAAAAATTACAATCTAATATAAATAAGAAAAGTTCTCCTGTTTTTATAGAACAATTGCAGAAAGAACTTCAAATTATGAGTGATACTCATAAAGCATTGAAAAAACAGTTTTTGGTTTGGAATCCCAACGCAACTTCTGAGATTGTAGAATCTGCTAAAAAAGATGATTTTGTACCTATAGATGTATCAGATATACCTATTCCTACTGATGTTACACCCAGTACTGTATCAATTCCCAGTAAAACACCTGTTAAAGCTGCTGAGAAGCCCCCAGTTGCCTCCAGTTCTATTAAGTCTGAAAAGATACCTAAGATTGCAGTAAAGGAACCTGTAAGGGCTCCTGAGCCATCTGAGAAGCAAAAAGATACACGTACTGTTGATGAATTACGATCTCGTGCAAAAGAATTGGGATTAACGGGTTATTCTGCACTTAGACGCACAGAACTCTTGCAATCAGTCGTTACTGCAGAAGCTAAATCATTAGACAGTAGAGAAGATGCTGCCGAAGTTAAAGACGACGCTGTGGCGGAGCCTATAGCGGCGTCTGAGACTGCTGATGTAGTTGAAATTGCTGATACTACCATTAAAGAAACAAAACCTGCAGTTATACAAACTACAGAAGAAAAAATTAGTAATAGATTAGCTGCTACTAAAAGCTTGTTACGTCGTATTAAAGATCCAGACTTTTTAATTGCAGAACTAAAATTATCCAATAAATCTGATAATAAATTTTTACAAGATCAAATTGAGTCTGGTGTATCTGCTAAAGAAGCTATTAATGCAATTGTGAACCGTATTGAACCGGACCCAACAAAGCGTAATATTTCTTTTAAATCAACTATTGATAAAGAAGTACTTGATAATGCTATTCAAATAATTGGTTTATTAAATGCTGAAAAAAGTGTACCTGCAATTGGTATTTCAGATCATTGGAATAATTTTGTTGAAAATACTAAAGATAGCTGGCAATGGCTTAAAGGTGAATGGATTTGGGGCACCCAAAAACCCCTTGAAACAGATGAACATTTTAAGCAAATTGCTATTGAAGCTGAAAAGAAGTTTGCGGCAGCCAAACTGCCAACTAGCATAGCTGATGCATTTGCACGTAAATCACAAGTTAGTAATACACTATTTGGCGCCATACCTAATTTAATGGATGTACTTAATGATTTAGGTGCAAAAAATAAGTTATTACAAACACTTCAAGTAAAACCAGCTGAAGAAGTTGCATTAAATGCATTTATTAGCTATTACAATCAATTTAAAAAGACTTTAGAGGATAATTATCGTGAATTAGATATTAAAAAGAGCTTTGCAGATATAACATTGCAAGAACATGGTATACATTACTTTGAAAATAAACTTGGAGAAATAGACCCTAATGTAATTGCTGCTATGGCTTTTGAAGCTATGAATTGGGCTACACATTCTGGTGCACAAACAGCCTGGAATGATCAAGAAGCAATTAATAGTATATTAGGTCGTGATGGTGATACTTTAATTACAAATAAAGAAGCAGAAATATTACGTACAGCCGGCACAGTACGTAATAATGCAGCCAATGAAATTGGCCAAGCAATTTGGAAGCACCTTAATTTAGAAAAAATAGTGAATACAGATATTAATTCACTATTTATGGATAAACTTATTGCCACTCTAGGTGGTACAGCTTTATCTGTATTGGCTAATCAAAATAGAATAGAACTTACTACAGTTGATCGTAAATGGTTTCAAAAAGCACGAGAACAAAATCCAGATAATCATACAACTGTAATAGAAGGACAAAATACTAAAGATAAACGTGTAAATTTTGTACGTAATGCTCAAATTTTGATTGATGTAGAACAAGGACAAGTTTGGAAAGATGAAAATAATAGTTTAATTGTAGCTGTACGCGAAGGCCAAAGTATGTTTACACGTTTGTTTGGTTCTGATCCTAAAGTACGTATACCTAGTTTTACTAAGCCGACAAAAGTACCTAATACAATTAGCCGTTCAGTTGCAAATATTAGTTCAAAAATGAAAGAACGTGTATTAAATATGTCTCAACGAGCATGGCAAGTTGACACATCAGTTATGTCAGTTTTGGCTCGAATGGATCAACGTTCATACCTTAAGATGGCACATAAATATGTAGATGAATCAGAAATTGACAGTAAACATGTTACACAACGTGAAGGTACAAGGGGACGTAATGCAGGACTAGATAGGGATTTTTCTAGTGCAAGGGAGTGGAACGAACAGTATGGAAGCAGACCGTTCTACTTCGATTATAAGATGATTCGTAATGGTCGAATACATATTAATAGTAATGTAATAAATCCACAAGCAAATAAATTGCATAGATTTATGTTTGGTATGAAACAGTGGGAAGTATCAGTACCTGTGAATCCCAATACAGATGCTGGTAAAAAAATTGTAGAAGACATGAAGATTGCAATTGCTTTGGGTTTTGATATTAATGCTGATAAAAAACTTAGACATGATGTATTAGCAGAAATTGAAGTTGTACTGCAATCTTTAGAGATGAAAGATGCATTAGATGTTTTAAATAAAGATGGTACAGATCAATACAATGAAGATGATATGGCAGCTTTTGCAAAGTTTTTGCAACCATCAAAAGGTAAACCAGGTGGTGAAGGAACACATACTTTAGCTGCACTTGTTGCGTGGAATACTTACAATAATGCTACAGAAGGCCATGTTACAATCAGTTTACCGATGGAAACTGATGGAATTACAAATGGTTTTATCGCCGGTTTATTACAAACTCCAACTAATGTAATTCAAAAATCTTACAAAAATTTACTTCGTGCAGGTGGTTATTTCTTCAAAGGTGATCCTTGGAAGAGTTTTCCAGAATTTATAGCCGATGGTGGCCGAGACAATTATCAACAGGTAGCTGATTCAACAGCTAAATTTTTACGAAAAATGTCTAAAGGTATTCTTAATGTTTCACCCAAGAAACCTGTAGATTTCAGAGATAATGATATACGAATTAATTCTAGTAAAATTGTTGGTAGCGGGTTATTACCTGATATAACTGAATTATCATTAAAGAAAGGTCGTGATTGGGCTAAAAATCCCTTAATGGTAGTAGCATATGGTGCTTCTGTTGCTTCTGTAATAAGAGCTATTACTGAGGCAGCTTTTGAAGATTTTCACACAAATTTAGCTGAGGCTGTACAATCTGATAATCCATTAGAAGCAATTACTGCCGCGGTAAATGCCGGGCATGACATAGCTAATGTGGTACTTGCTGCTAATCGTAAATCTGAAATTTCAAAAGATAAAGGACCACTTAATAAAAAAGGACAACCCATAACTTTTAGCGTTACAACTGATAATGTTCTCACATTAGCTAATCGCAAAGAGTATGGTGGAGACTTAAATAAATTTGCTACTAATTTTACTTTATCAGGTGAAATTTTAACTTTATTTAATTTAGGTATTGAAAAGACTTATGGAGCAGCCTTAGGTGCAGCTTTAGAAGCTAAATTGGCACCAATACAAGAAATAAGAACACAATTAAATCATGCAAATAAATTGATGAATATTATTTTTGTGCAGGATTTTACACGTAGAGTAGATACATTACAAAAATCAAGAGGAATAATTTTAGGTCCAGATGATAGACGTGTTATATACGCAGATATGCACAATGAAGGTTTGCTTCCTTCAGTAGCAACTGCATTTTCAGAAAAATTTAGTGAAAATTTAGAAACTACTAATTTTCAAACAGAATATATTCCAGGTAAAGATGGTATAGGTGAAGCTAAATTTAATAGTACACTTGATATTATTGATCGTGCATTTGCAGGTGAAGAAGGTAAAGCTGTAACACCTAAAGGTCAAGCTGCTATTTTTACACGCATTATCTCTAATATGCCAAATACCGATGTTGGTGTTTCTGGTGTTGTAAAACTTATTCATGCTTTGGATGGTGTAAATAATTCTGAAGCTTGGGGAAATAATCCTGTACTCAATGTACATGATGCACAAGTAAGTAAATTTACAGATGCAGATAAAATTGCAGGTGATACAAATGCAGATTTTATAAGTATGCATGCTGGATATAGTCTTGGTGATGCAATTTTAGAATCTACTGGTCGTATGATGTCATTACTACTTGCAGAAACTGATTCAAGACTTAGTCCACAATTTAAACAAAAAATATATAATGATTTTATTGATCATTTAGTTGAATTTAAACATTATACAAAAAAAGATTTAAAAGAATTTGATACACAGTCATTAACAGAACAATGGTTTGCAAATTTACAAAATGAAATATTACAATCCAATGAAGGGCGTAAAATACTGTTCGAAGATGGTAGTTTTATTAATCAATTTGCTAAAGAAGGGTCTGAACGATCTAATCCAGAAGGCGGACCTGAATTGGCTCAAGCTGATGAAACATTAGCGCAATTAAATACTCTTTCTGTAAATGAAGTACTTCGTAATTTCCGCGGAGAATTACTTGAAGGTAAACAGATAGAACAAGATAAACAGCAAATTATTGCAGATATACAAGAAAAAGTGATTTCACAAGAGAACCCACTTAATATTGTACGTACTTGGATTAATCACACAGCTCCATCAGCTGAACGTTTAATTGATGTTTTACAAGCTGCATATACAGACACACCTGCAGGTAATACATTAAGAGTATTGTTTAATATTCTTAAACCTCATTTAAATGGTGTAAAGGTTGTAAGTCAATCTATTCCAGGAGAAAAAGAAGAGGGTAAAAGCGCTAAAGGTAAATATTTTTTAAGAAGTCGCACAATAGTATTTAATGAAGGCGTAACTGATCCTAATATAGCTTCGACAGCATTTCATGAAGCTATACACGCTGCTAATGTAAATAGATTAGAAGAATTAGAGGAACAGAATCCAGATGAATTTGAAATACTATATAACAAAGCAATTAATTGGGCTACAAATTTACGTAAAGATAAAGACGCTGATAATGTTAAATATAGGTTAGCTACTCAAATATTACGTTATAAACGTAATCAACCAAAAGCTAGTCCAGTTAGTGCTGTATCTGAATATCTTGCATATGCTTTAACTACTCCAAGTCTTGCAGAAGATTTTACAATATATAGTGATAATGTTGTTGAACTACTTGGGGATTTGTTTAGTTCTTTACAGGATCCCTCCACTGGTGCTGTGAAGTTGCATTCTACTGGTGAATCAGTAGATAGAACATTATTTGAAAATAAGTTTGAAACACTTGAAGCTGATAAAATGCAACAGATATTTGATCAGTTATCTAAACATGACCAGGGCCCAGTAGATTTAGGTCATCAACAAACTTTAAATACATTACTCAATAATTTCATTATTCCTGGTATTGAATCCATAGAAGATGTCATTCAACAGGAAATTGCAAAGGATCCATATGCAACAGAGCACATAGGTGAAATAGAGGGCGGTATTATTCGTTTACAAGCTGCTGGTAATGTATTGTCATCTAATGTTGACATGTCAATGCAAGAAACAGCCTTACATGAGTATACACATGCTATTCTTAGATCCGCAATAGATGGTAATCATTTTGTACAGAAAGAAGCACGTAGATTATATGAGTTAGCTAAAGAAGGTATTACACCAGACGACTTTTTACCTGAGAAAATATCTGGAAGTTCTATTATAGCTCGTGAAAAAGCGCAAGCTCGATATGACCATATTTTTGATAATCCAAATGGTGTGCAATATCATGAGTTCATGGCAATTGCATTAACTAATCAGGCTTTTGCCACCGCTCTCTCTAATCTTGATAACAAGGATGTTGTGGTAAGGATACCAAATTGGAGCGGTGGCATTTTAAATCAAATGCTGGAATTAATGCGTACAGCTATTCAATGGCTTTCTGGACAGTCTTTACGTACAAACAAAGGTAGTATACACCAAGGTGTCTTTAGTTTAGCTAAAGCAACTGTTGCTATTAATCAGCGAAATATGCAACGTACTCAAGACCTAGCAAATGGCCAAGATCAAACAAGTAAGTTAAATCGTGTCAATGATAGGGTTACAGGTATTATCAATAATAGGATAATAAGTCCCCTTCAAGCTGGTTTTGCTGCTAGTGATAAAAAGCGTTTAGATCCAAAGAACCCAAACATAGCTGGATTCATTAGGTCCACGACACACGTAGCACTTGCCAGTAAAAACTCTGAAGTACGTAAAGCATATAGTGAAGTATATCGATCAATGGGTGGTGCAAAAGATAACCTGTTATTTGATCTTATCCAGGAAGTTAGTCCATGGAATCAAGAAAACATAGGTACTGATGCAGCTCCTGGCTGGATTGATTTATTACGCAAATCTAAAGTAATAGTTGATATGGCTAGACAAAATATTACTGAACATACCCGTTCTTTTATAGACAAATCATTTGATAAAAATAATCATCTTACTGATGCACATAAAGAAAGTATTACTCGAGTTATGATGAAAACTGATATTACTTCTTTAATGGAAAATGACAGACTGACTGTAGGTGGATTACAGGATTTATTAAATGATCCAAGTAAAATTGTAGCTTTACAGGCTACAATTGAAGCTGAATTGAGAACAGAATTAAGTACACAAAATGCTACTAATTTGTTTAATGTTTTTATAAATCAAGCAAACTCACTAGCTAGTATTATGGTGGATGGTATTGCTTCAGTTGAAAATCCATTATTAAATGCCGGTAACATAGTTAAGCAATTTAATTTAAGTATAAGAGATCGTGTATCACTTAATAACGTAGATAAATTAACAGAACTTGTTGATAAAATTACTACTTTAATTGCACTTAAAAGAACACCCAGTAATGATATAAATCTTGCATTAGATATGATTAACCATGAAATGGGTCGCACTGATGTAGCTAATGATAATGGTTTTAGTCGATTGCTTGGTATGCAAGTTAATTTTAAGAAATTAGCCCAAGAAAGATTATTTGAAAATAGTCCTGTACAAATGATTAAAGGTTATGTTTATGAAATTTTTGATGGTGATATTAATATAGAAATTATTGATGATACGCCTGAAGAACGTGTACGAATGATTAATGAAAATTTAATTGAAGTTGGACCTGTAGCCAGAGATAATTTAGACCCTAATAAACGACGTAGAGTTTTATACAGAGGACTTAAGGGTCTTGCTGGATACAATAAGAGTATTGTTTCACTTACAGATATGCAACATCGTGGTGCCAATTTGTTTTCTGCAGTACAATTTAGTACACAAACAGCTTTAAAAAATCTTGGACAAGTTAAAAATGATTCTTTTCGTAGCGCTCGTAACCAGTTCCAACAAAATTATGTAAAACCTGGTGCCAATATGGTGCCTGTATTAGATGATCAAGGTAATATTGTTGATTATCGTTATATGATGAGTGAAGCTAATAAACAAAAAATATTAAAGAAAAAAGATCCATTTGATAAAGTTTTACCGCGCATGTTTGCTTCTATAACAGATAGAAACAATACAAAAGAAATAAATCGTGATGTTGCTGATTTACTTTGGAAAGAGTGGGATAAACTTGGTCCTTCCGGTGATATTGAAGTAACAAAGGGAGTTGTTATACAAGGTGAGCATAGATTTTTAGAAATCAGCAAACATAGTAATAATGCTGAAGCTAGAGATATGTGGAATTTATTACCTGTTGATATGCAGCTAGAATTGCAAGCACGATTTGGAACAGAAGTTTTTTATGTTAGAGATGATGTGGCCAATCTTGTATTAGGTTTTCGTAAAGTAAGCATGTCTAATAATAAAATGCTTGGTCGTGCAGCACCTATAGTAAAAATGGCTGAAAAATATTGGCAAGAGATTGTTCAATTAATGCGTATTAAAATTGCTGTATTAACACCAGCTGTTGTAGTAGGCAATGCTGCATCTAATACTGCAATATTACTATCAGAAGGTATTAAACCTTCATATATACGACGTAAAGGTTCTGAAGCTATTTCTGCTATGCGTCAATTCCAAAAGGACATACGTGCACGAGATGAGCTGTTAATACAAATTGGTGCAGATGAAGCATTAGGTAAAAATGTACGAAGTAAAATTAATGAGTTGACCAGGCTGGAAGCAGGTATTAATACAAATCCAGTGGGTCGATTGGTTAATGAAGGTTTATTTACCAGTATTGCTGAAGATTTAGGGGCTGACGATGATAGTCTCAGAGGACACTTGATAAACAAAGCAGTTGACAAAGCCAAGGGAATTATCCCTGACATTATTGTGGAAGGAGCAAAAGAATGGTACATGCTCCCTGGTACAAGAGGATATAAAGCTGCTGTGGCTGCTACACAATATGGTGATTTTGTAGCTAGATTTATAAAATTTAATTATGATACAGAAGTTCGTGGAAAAGACAAAGCTACTGCTATTAAAGAATCGTTATCTGCATTTATTTACTATGACATACCGCAGAACAAATCTTTACAGTTTCTCAATGACAATGGTTTCTTAATGTTTACTAAATTTTTCTTGAGAATCCAACCAATTGTGGCTCGTGTATATACACAGAATCCTGTAAGTGCTTTTGGTACATTAGCTTTACAAAAAGCTTTATTGGCGGATCCATTCAATGAAAATATAATGAATTATGGTATGGGAAGTGGATTAACACAGAAACCAACCATTAATCCTATTGGTAAGGCGTGGGATACACTTAACCCATCTGAACCAGCCCTTCTTCAATGGATTTTGAATCCATTTGGATTATAAGCAATCTTTTCCATGCAAAGAAAGCTTGCATTGCATTATTATAATTATCAAATATGTGTATACACATACCTGATTTTACTAATTTATATCTTGGTTCAGGCCAACCTTTTGAGGATGCAATATAATATTCTATTAATTTAAAATTTTTATATTCTAATATTATTTTATTGTCCATTATTTTCCTCACAATTACATTGGTAATTTTTTCCAATATTTCTTATAATTAATTTTTTTGTATCCATTGGCCAATTTCTAGGGAGAACCCACCCAATCTGGGCATCATCTTGCCCAGATTGGGTATCTAACGGTGGCGAGGTATATTCAGGAGCTCTGTATGGCCCTGTGTTAGGTTTTTCTTTATTAGTTAAGGTTTTGTCCTGTATATACTCTGTATCATATACATCGTCCAATTCAGAGCCATAGGCAAGACTGCCAGCAATGATAATTATTATTGTAGTAATAACAACTATCATTAAAATTTGTAGTGCAACATGGCATGGAGTTTTCATGCTGATATTCTCCCAATAAGTGTAATAAGTGCGTCTAAAATGTCTGGTTCACCAATAATAAGTACGAAAAACCAGAATAAGGGCCAACCTGGTACAGAACATCCACTTGGATCTGTACCTTTGAATGCATCTTCTAATTGTTTTTTAGTGATCATTTTTTATCTCCCGTACCACGTATTAAATACAATGTTTGATTGTCGTCTTCTTGTGCAATATTATCTTCTAAAATATCAATAATATTGCCCCAACGATCATACGGGCCATCTATAAATACAGCATCACCTACTTGTAATCCAATTGGTAAACGTAGTTGATACATATTAAAACTCATTGATAATCTCCTTTTAATAATATTATGTTAATTCTTCAAAGAATTTATCAAGCGTGTCCCAGGCTTTTTTATATCGTTTAACATATTCATTTATGTCTGGTTCTTTTAATTCTGAACCTTCAAAACCACAATCTTCATCTAAATTTTGAATAATAATAATCCAAGCTTCTTTAATTTCCATTAATAATCACCTTCAGCTACTTGGCAAACATGATATCCAAGTTTTCTCCATGCTGTAGTAACTCTTTTACGATCTTCAAAAATAGTTATTATATCTGAAAAAGGGTGTGGACCAAATATTTTAGCTAGTTCTGCTGGTTTCACAATAGTATCTGAACGACTATCGCCTATTGGTCGCATAATTAATAAATCAAATTTAATTTTATGTTTATTTAACCATTTTATTGTCATTTTACGTTGATTTTCACGTCTTCCAGTAGATAAAATGATTTCATACCCTATTTCATACAAATTAGTAATGAGTGTAACCATTGATGGAATAGGCGGATCATCTTTAGCTGCATCCAAAAATTTATCCCAATTTGGAGAATGAATCTTTTTTCCAGCATAATCTATAATTAAATGGACTCTATGACTAGCGTCACTAAGTGTGCCATCTATATCAAATACATACATAAAAATCTCCTTAAAGATTTAATTTCAATTGTGTGCCTAAATAATTTATAGGTTGTCTTTTACCATTAATTTTAATTCTTAACTTTTTGTTTTCTTCTTTCAAAGTTTTAATCTGTTTTACTAATGATAGATAGCGTGCACCACATTGTGTACATTTTAAATAAGTACAAGCACAATTTTTTTTAATAAACATCATTTCCATACGGACTGTCCTGTAGTATGATATAGTCTCTTCGTACATTAATCGATTAAGAGGAAATATCATGCGTAGAAAGAATTTACATAGGGAAGCTCTATCTTCTGTACCTGCAACTGGTTATGTAGAAGTTGTACAGGATCATAGAAATAGCGGTGAATCCCATCCACAATTTATACTAGCTAGTATATTTGGTACAAGTGCTGCACTTGCTTCATCTATTGCAGGTGGCGGTTCAGGAGTTGTAGCAACTGCTGATGGTCTAACTACTGGTTTAATTCCAGCAACGGCTGAATTTGTTACAGTTACTTGTGATACTATTACCAAGCAAATTAGTTTGCCGGCCGCTGTGGCTGGTAAGATTCTAAGAATCTTTGTACCTGCAGTAGGTTGTGAACTTATTTCAGCAGTAGCTGCTGATAAGGTCAACAATGTTGTTGTTGGTGCCACTAACGAAGCTGCTCTTGTGGCTGGTACACATTATACTTTGCGTTATGATGGCGTAGATAACTGGGTTATGGATGGTCTAACTGCTACCGCGGGCGTTGAAGTTCCAGTTATACCTGATGTACTGTAATTTTGACTAAACAGTTATTATGACTGTTTTAGGATCAGTTTTATCAAATGTTATTGGGCCCATTGCCAGTAGGCTTATACCTTCTGGCGGTGTTCCTGATTCATTATTAACTGGTCTTGTTTCTTGGTGGGGACTTGATCAAGCTAGTGGTAAAAGATGGGATTCACATGGAAATACCCATTTAACAGAAAGTGTTCCTTTATTACAAGCAGTAGGTAAAATTAATAGTGCAACACAATTTATTCAAACCAATTTTCCATATGAATACTTATTTCATGGCGTTGGGCATGGTTGCCATGCCGGCTCACGAGATTTTACATTTGTTTGTTGGGTATATTTAGACGATTTACAAAATCAAGGAATTGGTCGTGTAGGACTTGGAAATCTTGGTCAAAACCATGACTGGCTAATGTATTATCAAGCTTCCGGTTTAGACAGATTTCGTTTTTTTGTTCCAAATGGATCTTCTTTTTGGTCTACAACAGCTAATACTTTTGGTGTACCTAGTATTAATACATGGTATTTTTTATTGGGCCAATATGATTTTTCCTCTGGTACATTAGGAATTTCAGTAAATAACGGAACACTTGATACACTTGCGGGTAAAACATCTCCTAATACAACTGGACGTGATTTACAAATAGGTAGATACGATGTAGATGTAAATTTAATGAATGGTCGTATAGATGAACCTGCTTTTTGGTCTCGTTTATTAACATCTGATGAAAAAAGTAGAGTATATAACAGTGGTGCAGGTATATTCTATCCAGGTCAAGATTAACAATGTACAATGTATAGAGTATAATTATGAATAAACAGCTATTTGGAGTATACATATGCCTGCAATAGATGCACCATTGTCAGATAATGAACCTTTAATTGTTGCTGGTACAGGTCCTGTAATATTTAGAACACATAGACCATTTAGTAAATTATCTGTAACACAATCAGGATTTATAGAATGTTGGGAAGGTACCGGATGGTCTTCTGCAATTGTATTTACAGAATCTCGCACACTAAATCCTCCAGGCAAGTACAGACTTACATTAGATGTAGCCGGTAATGCATCAGTACAAGAATCTGGTTAGAGGTAAATATGACTACACGTGAAATTGTAAGCCTTGATGAATTAGGCACAGAATTAGAAGCACCACAAGCAGGTGATACATATTTAGCTAAGCGTGCTATGCACTTAGAACAGCCGCTTACTACTGATTCTCTTATTGATGGTAGAGATGTAGCTGCTGATGGAGCTCTAGCTACATCAGCTACGCAACCTGCTGATAATATATCTACTCTCACAAATGATGCAGGTTATGCCGCTAATGCGGCTTTAGCATCACAAGGTGAGGCTGAAGCCGGTACTGAAAATACCAAAACTATGACAGCTTTGCGTGTTGCTCAGGCTATAGCTATTTTAGCTGCTGGTCTTTTAAATAAACTTGATGGTGCCACTGCACCCACGTCAACTGATGACGATGTAGCTGGATATTCTATTGGTTCTTTCTGGGTTGACATAGTAAATGATGAGAGTTATCGTTGTGTAGATGCTCGCACTAATATTGCAGTATGGATCAAAACGACTCTTTCTTCTAATGATTTAGCCACAGTAGCTTTGTCAGGTGATTCTG